TCGGAAGCAGTGGCTTCTGTATTTTCCTGGTGGTAGGCGTTGGGATTGCCGTTGATGTCTTCCATATGATAATGACTGATAAGCCGTTTATTATCCGTAACAGTGCCGTATTCAAGAACCCGGGAGGCATTGAGATTCAGCAAATCACGGCCGGAGGGCGCGGAGAGTGCAATATAATTATGCATGATATACGGATAATGGCCTGTGATTTTGTAGCCGAACCGGACAACTCCGTCCCACATAGTATCGCCGGTTTTGACTGAAATATACCCGGAGGCCTCTGGATTTTCATAACTGATATATGGGAAGTCATAGAAATCAGTCATGAGCTTCTGCATGGTCAGATTGCTGTGCAGACCGGGTTCGAGTTCATTCTGAGTCAGGAGAGAAGTAAAGCTTTTGGAGCGGATTCTGACAAAGACAGCATGTTCTTTTGTAAACTGTTCGATACTGTCCACAAGGCCGAGAAAAATCCGGGTATTATCTATAAAAATGCCGATTCTGGTGACTGTGCTGTAATCCTGCCCGGAGGAGAGAAATGTTGCAGTGACTTCCTCATAGGGGGTATAGGCCTCGCGTTCGAGGACGAGAGACAGGCAGTCAGATTCCCGGAGATAATCACTTGTCTGTTTCCGGAACAGATACAGATGCAGATTCTGTGTCATGCAGATTCCTCCTCCTGGGATTCCAAAATCAGCAGGGGTTTCTGTGCGCTGAAGAACAGCAATGCGATTTCGGGGGTATCCTGATTTTCGGTGACGGTATAATCACAGAGCATGGCATTCTGAAATTTGAGATTCTGAATCAGGAGAATCTGTTCCGTAAGCAGTGCCTGTGAGAGCGTATAAATCACGGTCTGGGGGCTGAGTGAGGGGGATAATTTCCCTTTGAGGGAGATACGGGAGCCTTTCGGCCAGCATCCGGAGAGGACGAGACCGCCCCCGGCGGTGCCGGATTCTTTGAGCGTGGCTGTTTCCGAAATCTGATACTCTGACAGATAAAGTGTCAGTTCCCCGATGGTGACGGGGAAACTTCTGAGTGACTGCAATACAAGATTCATGAATCCGCCTCCTGTTCATCGGGAATCTGAACGCCCCTGACACGGAAATAACCGCCGTAGACGAGTTTCTGCAATTTATAATCCGGCCTGATTTCTTCGGCTTTCATCTCACAGAGCAGATAGCCGGCCTCCTGCATCCGCGGGACGATGACTGTATAGAAGAAATCTTTGAGTGTTTCGCAGGGATTGGCAATCGGAGTGAGGACGGAGACACGGAAATCCGCCGTGAATGGCGTAATATTGCCGGAGCTGTCCCGGAACGGCGTACTGAAGCAGACTTTCTCCATGGAGAGAACCACAAACAGGCTTTTGGATTTGCAGACAAGCGGAATGGCATCAAATGAAGAATAGATTTCAAAATCCGGCTCATTCTGATGCAAATCAGAAATCATCTGACGGGCAAGCGCATTCATGTTGGCACCTCCTAAACGCTCATGAAGAAGAAAGAAGTTTCTTCGAGCAAATCACTGCACAACGCGCGATAGGTGCCGAGGAGCTGTTCGGCGGCGCGTATCTGAGGGGTATGGTCGGACTGTTTGGTGACAGTTCCGGCATAAGTGGCAAGCATTTTTTCTTTTGCGGCGTTCATCTGGACGAAGCGGAGATTTGTCACAGCGGCGGCTAAATAGCAGAGGCGGACATCTCCGGCATCAGCCCCGGCGCGGAGACCGGCAGAGACTTCCTGAACGGCAGTCATCACGAGAGGCGCATAGCTGAGAGTATCTTCCAGACCGGAGAACAGCGCAAACAAAGAGTGAATCATCTGCATATTCATGAAAATGCCTCCTTATCTCTGCCGGAAGTCACTGAGCTGGACTTCGGCATTGGAGAGGCGTGCCTGCTGTTCAGCAAGGAGAGAATTCTTGAATTGGAAAATCTCATGCAAGTCCATTTTTTCAGTGGCTTTGATGAGGGCTTCGGAGACACAGCCGGAGTGCTGTTTGGTGCAGAGCTGAATGACTTCCCCGCGCATCTGGCGTTCGATTTCGTTCAGGAGGAGGGTCTGTTCTTCGGAGAGGGCGGAATCCTGGGGACTGGTGAACTGTTTGGTAACTCCGGCGAGGGGCTGTGCAGGGACGGCGACAAAGCTCCATTCATAAGCATCTTTGATATTATCGAGGATAGTATAGCAATATTTTCCGCCGTAGGATTTGCCGGGGATATGACTGCAAACGCCTTCGGATTTATCAGCACCGCACACGGAACAAATCTGTCTTCCGGCACTGCATGAAACGCTGACTTCTTTCTTGATACCGCCGTCAATTTCCTTGATGAAATCGGCATTGGAATCCGTGCGGACGGTGTAGGCATTGGCTTTGAGGGAAATCAGAGGCCGGCCGTCCTTAGTTTTTTTATCAGGAGATTTGACAAGTTCAGTGTCATAGATTCTGGCAGTCTGTCCGGCGGATTTGAGATTATGGTCAAAAATGCCGGTTTTGCCGATAAACAGCTCCTGCATCTGTTCAAGAGCCTTTTCGGAAAAGGCTTCCATATCGCGGTCGATGTCGTTATTGCAGAGAATGACATCAAACAGATAGACTTCTTCTTCGGAGTGTTCCCGGCGTGTGAACTGATTTAATTTTTCAAGATTTGTCATAAGGCATTTTCCTTTCATGATAACAGAGAAGCAGAGGGAAAATCCCTCTGCAAAGATTAAGTTTCATTAGAAGAAGTAGCAGCAGCCGTCAGGGAGAGCATTTTTACAGCATCCGTCATGAGGGTGCGGAAACCGATATTGATGGAAACGCCGATGCAGTCAAGCTGTCTGTCAATCAGCTTATCTGTTTCGAGAACGACATCACTGCTCTGAATCTGTTCGAGTGCAAAGTCGGTATCAATGCCGAGGATGGTATTATCATCAAGCTGAGGGCAATTAATGAGTTTTGTTCCGAAAGGCAGGCGGATTTCTGTGACATCTTCGGAAGAGGCCTCGAGCATCTGATTCATGACGAGAATCTGAGCCATCACAGCCGGAGATGCTAACAGAACTTTCATATTGAAGCTGTCAAATTCGCCGTACAGGGCGGCCAGGTCAGAATATGCCAAAGAAGAGCCGGAGATATTGATTTTCGTGGCAGTAGCAGAGGATTTCAGGATAGTGATGGCCTGAGAAGCAACGCTGTCGGCGAGTTCACGGCCGATTCTGCGGAGCATCAGGCCGAAGACATCGAGTCTCTGCTGACGGACGGCCTCATAAGAGATTTTGACAGTCCGGCCATATTTCGACAGCGTGATAGTGACGGAACTTTCAGTGATATTGGAAACGGGCATTTCGGCACCGGCGTTAGTAGTGGTATATTCAGCCGTTTCGGTGAGGACACAGCCCTGATAGCGATTGGATTCACTTCTTGATACGACAGCGGTCAGGTCAGAGAGGACAGCCTCTTCCATGCCCTGCATCACGGCACGGCGGACGAATTCGGGGAACAGCACAGCACTTTCAGTAGTGGTGAAGAATTTCTCCACTCTGTCGCATCCGGCACCGCTGACATGAATATTGAAACGCTTCAGCTGACGTTCATAGGCATCCAGCCCGGCGAGGGGCGTTCCGGCATACTGAGAAACGGGGTCGGCTTCTTCGAGAGCCTGCAAAAAGCTCTTGTTTGCGAGGTGATACATACCCTTTTCGAGCTTGACATTCTGATAATTTTCCTGATACATAAGCTTACCTCCAAAAAATTCAGATTTGAGATTGATGAGTGTCTTCCAGCTCCTGCGCCTGGGCGTGATAAAGTCTTGCCTGGGCAAGCTGAACTTCATCCTGAAGATTGATATTGTCCCATATCACGGAAACTTCCGTGAAAGAGCCGTTTAATTGCAGATAGGTTCTGGCAATTTTGCGGATGACCGGTTCGAGCAGTCTTCTGTAATATTCGAGTTCAGAGGTCAGAATATCTGCCTGCTGTGCGGACATGCGTTCCGTGGACGACCAGTTCAGGCCGAGGAGGAACGGGGGAATTGATAATTTTGAAATGAGCTGTTCCAGAAGCTGGCGGACGGGGATTTCGGTCAACGGCATCTGGCTTTCCGCACCGATGACACGGATATCGACATCACCAACGGAAACGAAATCGCGGACTTCACCGCACTGAGCGGCCTGCATTCCGGCAGACCATTCTTTTGCGATAGCGGAGGCGCGTTCTTTGGCATAGGCCATATCCGAGGGGTCATTTGAGGGCTTATAAGTGACGGCATACCGGATATTTCCGGCGCGGTCAAAATTCTGGCCGATGCACTCATAAACCCGGAGAAGAATTCCGGCGAGTGCAGGAAGCCCCTGCAAGAGTGAAATGCCATAAATGCCACCGCTCGGCGGTTTGAGCGCGGAAAACAGAATCCGTTCAGGATGGGCAATCGGCTGGACACCGGATTCTGTCCGGAGATAATAACGCCGTTCCATGGGGGAACTGCCCGGCTGGACGGAAATATCTGCAACATTGCCGTTCCAGAGTCCGGCAATACAGGAGCTTTCTTTATCGAAGACGATTTCTCCGACAGCATTTCCGAAGACGAGCAGGCTGTCAAGATAGCTGTCAATAAAGCTATAGACGGACTGGCCTGTCAGGCCGACAGGGACATCCCGGAGAAAGGCATCTAATTTTTTCTGCTGGCGGGGGTCGGCGCACTGTACCTGAAATGACCCTGTCAGGCGGATGAGTTTGGAGATGGCCGCGTCAATTATCGGCACAGTACGGCGGACTTTCTCGAATAAATCATAAGTGTAGAGCTGAAAGGGGAAATCATCAGGTTTCCGTGTGCCGACAGTCTGGACGGCCGGAAGAGCCGGGGGCTGTTTTTTGCGGAAATCGGGAAAAGAAATCATATTATTTCACCTCACATTCTTGGAATACTCATAGCAATAAAATCGTCCTGGGGTCTGCCGTACAGGAACGTACTGACGAAATAGCGCATATCATCCATAGCATGGTCATATTCTTTCCGGGGGGCATCGTTCACGGAGCCGGTATTCCAGCAGTACTGTGTGAATTCCCTCAGAATGTCATGACAGGAGATATGAAATTTAATCTGTCCTTGCTGAAGGGCATTGCTGACAAGACGAATGCCGGAAATGACATCATTTCTGGCCTTGATGACTTTAAATCTCCCATGCGCATGAATACAGGCGATAAAGCTGGCGGCGGAGGGGTCAACAATCACGCATTCAACGGGGAGTGTCCCGGCAAGGCATTCCAGGCCGGAATAATGTTCTTCATCGGTTTTCTGTGAGCCATCGCGCCGGGAGTCGTAATAATACTCTTTGAGGCGGTACCAGATGCCGTCACATTCGCCCCACAAACCCATAGAAGTCGGATTGACTGTGCCATAATCGCAGGAGATGACATACCGGGAGCAGACGGGGGACTCCTGGAAGACATGTTTCTGTCTGTCGAACATGGGATAGACAACGCCCTCGGAGACCGTCCATTTGCCGGAGATGAATCTGTCATAGAAAATCCCGGCATAAATGCGCTTATAGCGGTTCTTGACTTCTTCGGAGAGTGACGGGTTATCCTCCATTGTGAAATGGAGATAGAGCGCGTTTTTCTGGTCTGTTCTGCGAATCCATTCACGATAGAACCAATGATACGGATGCTCGGGGTTACAGTTGAACCAGAGTTTTGCATTCCGGACGGAGCATCTTGCAAGAGCCTGCTCCACAAAAGAGCGTGGCATGAGGACGACTTCATCAAACAGCACGCCGGAGAGGGTCATGCCCTGAATCATGGAAGCGGAGCTTTCATCTTTACCGCCGAAGAAATAAAAGCGATTGGTATGACCGCAGACGGAAATATCAAGATAATGACGGCTTGCACATGGCCGGATGAGGAACCCGGCATCTTCGAGGAGGAACTGCAAAGGCCGGATGACATTCCGCTCCACGGAGGTGATTGTCTTTCCGCAGACGGCAAAAGAGGCATGATGGAAGCAGGTCATTGCCCAGCAGACAAATCCGAGTGACATGGCCAATGTTTTTCCGCTCCTGACGGCACCGTCACAGATAACGGCATCATATTGATGATAATCCGGCAATGCCCACCAGCGGAGTGCAAGAAGCTGTTTTTCAGAGAAGCGGTCAAATGTCATGTTCATCAGCCTCCGGCGGACAGGTCAGAGCTTT